TTAATCTTCTTTACTACCTTAGATTTATCAAGGTAGCACATAACCTGACGCCAGTTGGTAAAGGTGTCCCATTCTGCTCCACCTTTTAATTTGATCTTGGGTCTCTTTTTCATTGAATTGGTACTCCTCGTGTCCACATATTAAATGAGTACTTTGTTCCGTCTGTTACTGGTATGCTTCTGTGCCACATATCACAACAAAATAACAAGGCATCTCCTGTATTTAGATTAAAAGGTGGGTGTCTATATATTTCCGTCTGTCCACCACTAAATTTATTGTTTAAATGTATTACTACACTAATACGATAAGGAGCTCTTTTAGTATATAAAGTTTCTATTTCTTCATGGTTATCTTTATGCCAACTCAAATCCTCTTTAGGAGTAAGTTTATTTATATACTGTACTGTCTCATCTTGTAGTACAAAGTTATAACTATTTCTATTGTACTCTTTAACTAACTCATGTATATCACTAGGAACACATTTATTTTGCACTACTGCCCTGTTAGAATTACACTCATAATTACGAGGTTGTTCTGCAGCGCCATGAGTACCAACATTACTGAAACTAAAGGGCACAAACTTATCTTGATGCTCCCGTATCAATTTATTACATTGGTCTACTGACCAGAAGCCTTTCTCAACTCCTAGTACATTAAACTTTACTCCGTGCTGTATAATCATATCCTAAGTTCTCCTTCTCGATCTGGAAATGCTTTCAAAATGCCACTATCCATAGTAAAACATTCGGTATGTCCACCGAATTTTATTTCAGGTTTATAACTATGTTCCGCAAATGCTTTATGCAATCTTTGTTCGTACTGCCACACAGTATAAAGATCAGCGTGGAAAGTTCTTTGAATACGAACTTCGTACCCTTTGAATCCACGACTGCGCTTTACAATATGTCGCCAGTCTTTGCCTTTAGCGATTCCAACCTTTATGCACTCTCTAGCCCACGACTTCCTATTAACTAGAATAACCCCATAAAGAACTCCGTCTGTTTCTTTTTCTTCGGGGTAGTTCTTAAAATAAGTTTCGTTGTATATCCCACCAGCCATTAGTGAACCGTGAATTTTGCACTGTTGTCTTCATACTCCTCAAGTAATCCTTCGAACCATTCTTCGTCTAGTTCTATAGTGTCCCTGAAAGAATCTATGTCCATTACTTCATTGCCTTCTGGTATTTTTTCACAATACACTTTATACGCTGCATGAAGTTGTGATTCTAAATATAATAACATCAATCTACCCTCCTAATAATTCTAGGGATAATTTCACCGCTTCTAATAACTTCTACCATACAACCTATTTCTAACTCTAAAGTATTTATAAATCCTATATTATGTAAGGTAGCTCTCGAGATGTTAGCTCCGTTTATTTCTATGGGTTCAAGAATAGCTGTTGGAGCTACTACTCCACTCTTTCCTGTATTCCATACGACATCAAGTAGTTTTGTAACTACTCCTGCCTCTCTTGTTTTCAGAGCATATGCTCCTCTAGGGTGGTGGGACGTGTGCCCAAAGTCATTGAAAAATGAGTATTTATCTACTCGGAACACCGTTCCGTCTTGTGGAAACTCATTGTAGTCGCCCAATGTAATAACATTAAACCAATTGTCTAACATTTTCATATCTTGAGCCCAGTATTCCCCAACTTGGGGTTGAATCCCATACACCACTAGGGTCAAATCTCGTCTTTTAAACTCATCTACATCTTTAAGATTAAGTGCTCCTGCAGCATAGTTTCTTGCGTTCTTTATAGTTTTAGGAGCAACGATTTCACCTGTAATCTGTCGGAGACCAGAGAATAATGTTTTACCCATACTAAGAGTGCGCGGAGCTATATGCTTTATTTTATCACTTATATCAATCCCGTACTTACCATCTCCTCTAGTCATTGCGTCATGGAATATACCATCTACATAACAAATAGACACAGCTGCGCCGTCCAACTTAGGTGTGGCAACTACTGCTTTGTTTTGATAATCGGGGGGTGTGTCTTCGTTTGAAAAGACTTTTTGAAGTGAATACATTTGGAAGGGGTGAGCAAAGCGTTCTTGAGTGCTATGCCCTACTTTAAATTCGCCAGCCGTATTTTCTACTATCCTGTCATACACCTCGTCTGGAATGATCGGGGTACCACGATAGTATTGATCGCGACATTGGTTTAAATATGCTTCCAAATCTCTATTCATGTATATATTATACTAAAATTTGGGGGCGTTGTCAAGAATTATTTTTGCTAATCTAAATATATTTGATCGAGTTTGTCTTTGAAATGATTTTCGAGTATATCCTTTACTTCAGTAAGCGAAAGAATCTCAACTAACCCATCAAAGAGGTTTCTGCTATTATCGAAATCTAATGGTAAGGTGACTCCTTCTCTACTAGGCTTCCATTCTTCATCAAAATCTTGATAATATTTTCTCACAGATAAATACTCAACATCTCTAAAGGTATTGATGGTCAGATAAACACGCTCGTGCTTAGCTTCATTGTGGTGTATTAGTTTTTCAAATACGGGTGGGGCTTCATGTATTTCTATCATTTTTCAATATCGCTTGTAAAGGAACAATAGAGGTAACATTTTCAGGCATAAGTAATCTGTAGGAATCTGTGTCCCAGCAGAATAGTAAGACCTGTTTGTTGTTAGGTCTTGCTCTATTTCTTTTTGACTGAATGTATTTATTATCGAAATTCAGTGTACAGACGTTATACTTTAGTCTACGACTGTTTTGACTTCGATAAGTGATTACCGCATCACCGCATTCATCAACCTTTGCGATAAAATCCTCTTTTCTCATTAGGTTCCTTGTGGGTTAGTACTTAATTTCTTACCGTCCCAAACAATGGTATCCTTGATAACGAGGTGAATCTGATAGATGCAAAAATACGCAGGGGACATTGCTGTCCCCTACGATCAGGGGTAGTTATTCGTTTACTGAGCTAATAATCTCTGCAAAATAATTAGCTGCTTTCCCTGTCAGCTTACTAATTATTGATTCATCTGGCTCTCTGCCTGTGTCGCGGATTGCATTGGTTAAGGTTGCTTGTGCGTCTGCTACAGATACACGACCTCCGCCAGTTGCTCCACCACTAGATGAACGAGTTGCAGGACTCTTTTTAACATATACACCAGCTCGTGTCAAGATCATTCTTACACCGTTTGGGCTCTCACCTAATTCGGAAGCAATATCTTTAACGATTTCCATACTATCTTCTGGAGTTGGTTCCGCTGCTACGTATATATCAATCGCTTGTTGTTTCTTTTCTTCTTCCCAAGCCACTTTGCGTCTCCTTCGTTGTTGTTGTTGAAAGTAAAATCTGTCGCCCATGATTTTTCCATTTATAAGTATATTATACTAAAGAATGGGGGCGATGTCAAGAACTATATTTTAATAGCTATACCCGTAGGTATCAATGTCTGGCTTTATTATCTTCGCTACTATTATTAAAGACTTATTTGTATACCACCTCTTGTAGTCGTTTGAGACCGTTTGCTTCATCAAAATAGAACTATCTATGGGTTCTATGTCTAAAGCTATACAATCCTGTTCCCAATATTCTAAGGTGATTACTTCATCATAGTCGGAGTATAACTCTGCTTGAGGTTTAATATTATTGTTTATTACCCACTTATCGAAACCGTACCAATCCCAACTGTCTCTATACAAAGAGACTAGTCTTTCATATGGGTTGCGAATTACAGCAATCTTACCATTATCGTATTCCAGAAACAAACTCTGATTCATTTTTTAACTCCCTTGCTAATTGTTTACAGTCAGAGACTTTATACTTTAGCATAGGGTCGTCTTCATTCATCAGTTCCAGTTTCTCTAGCAATACGACAAGTTTCTTACTGCATTCTGCGATTGTGTGTATATCTGTCATTTTTACCACATAAAGTGCTTTTCTAAAGCTAATAGCTTGTCCTCGGCTTCTGCTATCCTTTCCATTTGAGTATCTATTGCCCCTATAATATCGGGGTGTTCTCCGATACCTGCTGGATTGGTTAGGTAAACCTCGACATTAGCTTTTGCTTCAGCAATTACACCGCCATACCTGCGTTCAAGTGCTTCTTTAATCTTCGCTCTCATCTTCTACTAAATTCCTAACATAATTATAAATAAATTGCCGTCTGTAAGATTCTACTAATGCTGGTATCAGCATTATAGGAACACAGACGAACGCCATGATTCCAAATAAAAGAAAGGTCATGTAGCGCCATCGCCATATAACGTGATCCGAGTCGATTTCTCTGATTATTCTAATTGCTGGAAAAAAGATTTGCCAGATAATCATTAACCAACTTGCTATCCATAGGGGTAATACCCAATTAAAAAGAAACTCCATATTTTTTCAGATGCCTTAAACTGCCTATATCGTAGGCGAGGGCAAATGCATGGAAACCCAATTTTGAACCATCAAGCCAAGGGAAAAGACTCTTGTCCATAAGATGTTGAGGGACTGGATCTAAGACATTTAAGTCATATCCTTTTGCCCCGTACTTTTTCTCATAGTTAACACACTCGTCTATGTTTCCATAGCACATGTATCCTGGCATTGATGCCATATACTCTGGTGTTACTTCTCGCTTAATAGTCGCAAATTTATTCTTTCTAGGATACCAAACTTTTTCTCCGATTTCGAACTCTTCTGCTACGCATTCTTCTGGTAGTAATGAGGTTCTGTGTCCAAGATAGTCTGTATCAGCAAGTTTTTGGGGTACTCCAACTCTTTCGATAATCGCTTTAACGAAAGCATTTGACCTGTACATACGCGTTGCTATTGTAGAAATATTATTGCCTTCGAGGTACTCCTCGATAACGCTTTTTATTTCCTCTCTTGTCGCGCCCGTCCCTCTAAGCTTCGCTTTACGACTTTCTCTGTATTCATATACATCAGTAAACTCGTCTATGATTTTCTGAAGGCGGGTCGTGTTATACCTTATGTTCAGAATTTCGCATGCTTCTTTTTTGGTTATTGGCTGTTCGTCGTTTAATAACTGTATTACCTTGGCAATATTGGAATCTTCTAATCTTTCGTGATCTTTCTTTTTAACTCCTCTGGTCAGCGCCATAATCCTCTCCATCTAATACAACCATATGCTCTTTTCCGTAAAGCATTATGGCGTAGTGAATTATTTTCAAGAGGTCTGCAGGATTATATCCATCTTTCTTTCCATATCTCTGGGCGTATTTTATAATGTTTCCTATACAAAAACCTACTCCATGCTCTGCATCAAAGATTATTTCAGTTGCCTGAATGTTTCCATTTGCATAATGCTGTTCGTAAGTTTTGTCTATGTACTG